GTTTCCCAGTCACGATCCTGCTGACCCCACGCTCTTTGCGGCTGTTGAGTTTATCAACGTTCGCCGTAGCGATCTCATCCATTGTAAGACCGAACTCTGTAGCGAGAGCAGCAATGTACCACAAAACGTCTCCAAGTTCAGCTTTAACTGCCGCCCTTTTGTCGTCTGTCACTACCCCATTGTCGTCCCGCATGATCTTCTTGATCTTACCTTGGACTTCACCGGCCTCTCCTAAACCTAGAGCAGGGTAGTATATGTTGTTTCCTTTGTTAGGATACATCGCTGTATCCCACGCTGCCTTCTGGTATTCATCGAATGTCATATTATTCCTTTCTTTGAGCCGCAAATATAACAGGAAAGCCCGTTGTTTCCAACGGGCTTTCTGCGTCATGCGACTTCAGCTAACGCTTCTTGCTTCTTCTTCTCTGCCTCTTGGGCAGCCTCATTGTCCACGAGGATGTATGCCCCTGCTTCGTGAGCGAAGAGTTCTGGATGTTGCTCTCTCCAGAACAGGGCCAGTGCGATCTGTGCGCACCGCTCTTGGAACTGAGCCGGCGTCTCCTTCGTCTCCGAAGTGTTGCCGTCGATGTAGGTCATGATCTTTTCCAACGCATCCGGGTAATCTCCCAGGATACGCTTCGCCATGATCCTCTTCTCATCCTGTTCCATGTAGGTCAACTCGATGGCCTTGTCGATACGACCGGGACGAGTTGAGATGAACTCAACAGTGCCGTTCGGCAGTTTACGAGGCTGGCCCAGAGCCGGATCGACCTTCGCCAGATCGTTCGTGGTGATGATCGTGAACACACCTTCCGAACGCTCCACACCATCCAGACAGTTGAGGAATACGTCGAAGTTCAACCGGCCACCTGAGAACTCTTCCTTGTTCTCGCCTTCCTTGTTCTTGCCGTTCTCACGTTTCATGGCGAGCATGGAAGACCAGAGGCCACGATTGTTGGAGACGTTCTCTCGCCCGTGGAACACGTTGTCGATGTCTTCGATCAGCGCAATGCACGGGGTAGACTGCTGCATCCCGATCCAGTTCCGCATGAACTCAAAGTTCCCGATCTCCGACAGGTTGAACACGAAGATCGGAAGATCCAAGTCTTCTGCGAACGCTCTCGCCAGGGCCGTCTTGCCGGTGCCTGGAGGGCCATACAAGAGCCAGCCACGCTTCCAGGGGATGCCACGCTCTTGATACCAGTGGCGGTTCTTACGCCACAACTTGATCTCTTGGATGAGATCCTTCACCCTCTTGGGGAAGATGAGGTTCTCCAGAAGGCTGACGCCATCGTTCTTGCCACGCCCCAACTGATCGGCCTTGTAGCCCAGCAGTCGGATATGGCTCTGGTGGAACCACCATGAGACAGTGCTTTGCGACTCACGGTCCTTGTCTTTGCTGATGTCCGGCACATGCTTGATGAAAAATCGGCGATGCCGGGACTTCTGTTCCGACTCAGCGTTCCACACCATGTCATTGCGTTCGTAGACAGCCTTGGAGATGATCTTGTCAACATTCAAGGTGCCACGAATGAACGTGATGTAGCCGTGTACTTGTGTCTTGTCGCCGCTGCTGCCGTAGCTGGAACCGTTACTGCCGTTGGCTGGAGCTTTCTTCTCCGGTCCTTGGAAGATGAAGGGGAAGCACCAGTTCCAGAAGATCATCGACCGTTTGCCGAAGATCTCGTAGGAGACAAGACCGTTCTTGTCACTTTCACGGATGTACTCTGTTGCGCCAGCGTATGCCTTGTCGTACATATTCGACTTAGCATAGTGAGTGATGAGATGGCCGACTACGGCGTAGGAGGTATTCTCATCATGAATCTCGATTTGTTGCACGAACAGGTTGCAGACCTTCCACAACACTGTCTTGATATACCCCCAGGTCGAGGTGATGAAACCGAATGCGGCCCCGCCAAGCAGTAGGTGAGAGAAATCCATGCTGTTCACTCCTTGAACTTAGACTACCTTGACTGTTCCATTGGGATGAAGGTCATTACCTTTCGCCCAACTACGGATGCTACCATTACCAGCCTTCACCAACTTTTGAAAGATCTCTTCTGTCACTTCTACTGTGAAAGGAGATCCTTCGGGGGCATCGTACTCATCCGGGGCCGGGCCAGTCCTGTCTTTTGTGTAATCAGTCAGATACCCTTTATGACTACCCGGAGTCAAGTGGAGACTGAAACCATCAGATCTCCTTCCCCAACCTCGCTCACTCTCGTACCATAACTGGCACACTACACGTCGAGTTTCCATCTGTTCTCCATTACAACTTTTGTTCTGAAAGGGCCGCTGCGATCTTGGCCTTCAGATGTTCCACAAGAATGAAGTCGTAGAAGAACAGCTTGTCTTTCAACGGTGGGCGTTCCTCTGGGTCATCCTTATTTACTTCCTGATATAATGCCCAATTCTCATCAGTGTTGTCAAGGGGGTGATCGTTGCAGCCGGCGTTTCCATATTTGTCACTCAAATCATCAAGAAACTGTACTAGCTGTTCCGTCTCCGCTTTGCTCAGTAGTATTACCATGTTCCTCCGGTTGTTTCCAAATTAAGGGGTCTACACGGCGGGCCACTCGCAACGCAATCAACTGCTGCGCTTGATGTATAGCCCGCTTGAAGTCATCGTTATCGTCTGGATGTTTCTTGTCCAACCTCACATACTCGTTCCATGCATTCGCTAGAAGATGTAAGATACGGGTTTCTTCCTCTGTAAGGTTCGTCGGTGGTTCATGAATCCACTGCATTTTTAGCGAGTCTGGTAAGGGGTTCTGGATGTGATTCACCGGGGGAAACGCCCAATTGTTCACATAACATCCGAAACATGTCGGTTGTTGACTCGTCATCTTCTCCTCCTGCTACAAAGTTTGCTACCTTCATCAATGCGAAATACTTCGCATCAGCACTAGCCATATCTGTACAACCAATCAAGATCTCGTTCACCGGGAACAAGGGATCTGTGTACAATCGCCACTTTCGGTTCACCGTTCCAATCCATTGGATATCGTTAGTACCTTGCGTGAGGTATTCTGTAGGTGATTCTTTGAAAGCCATAGTAGATTGAAACACAGTAGCCATCTCAGGGCTAGTGGCAATCCAGAAGTAGCCACTGCCACCCTTACGAATGACCACGTTTGTTACTTCTACTAATTTAACATACAATGGTTCATACTTCTCTGCGATAGTATTACCATCCATACAGTTCCAGTCGAAGGCTGTTATGGTGCCGGCCTTTTTGCGTATCTCCATGAAGTCTTCATGGGTAAGAAATCTTGTTGTAATCATGTAATGATTATAGTGTAGCTTTTACTCTATTACAATATGCTAAATCAAATTACACACATCTCCAGACGCCCCAGGTTCTACTTTGAACTTACGTCTCCCGCAGGCAACATCCCAGCAACACTGGTTGCTCTCAAAGAAGGACGACCCAAGAAAAATGAAGAATACAAGACTGGCTGGGAACCACTTACCTTCACAGTAAGATGCGAGGGGCCAGCGGAGAATGATCTAGGCACCCCTTTCCTTCATCTACTTGCTCAGTTCTATAAGTTCGGCTGGGAGACATTCCGTGACTGGCACCAGAACGGTATCGAGAACATGGAACACGAAATCAGCCAGATGCTAGGTACTGGTACGCTCACCCTGTATAGTGGATTAGGTGAAGTGATGGAGAGTTGGACATACAAATACATGTGGCCGCACTCCGTCAACTTCGGAGATCTATGTTACTCAAGCGACCCGACAATAGATCTAGAGATCACATGGCGGTTCAAAGAGTGCCTTCATACTCCACAATCTCAAAATCAGCCAAAGGATGAAGTTGCCCGGACATCATCATCGTCTTCGACCCCATTGCCTCTTCAAGCGAATTGAAAACATAAGCTCGATCTATTTCTTGTAACTGTGCGTGCTTAGGGCTGTGTGACCCAACATATAGCCCAGAGGATAGTTCACGTAGTACGTATTTCATGAAACTTGTTGTAACTTTTTGATAATCAAATGTCAAACGGATTGGAGTATATATTGCATGAGAACCTTCGAACAATACCTATACTCCATGTGGCAGGAGTCGGCACTTCCAATAGATGATCTGGAACCGGATGCACCATTGCCAAATCCAAGGCAGCCAACCCCTACCATGAGGCTAGCCCCACAACAATATACACCACTTCAGCCACCTCCTGAAAGGAAGTTGCTTACAAAGAAGATGATTGGCAAGAAGAGAGTAGGGGAATCTCCCAAGAAAATAGCCAAGAGGCTGGAGCGTGTCCCTGGCGGTAGTGTAGAGGCTGGCACTTTCACGCCTACAAGAAACCGTGCAATCCCAAGAAGAGAAATGCCGCAGCTAAAGAACCGTGAGGAGTTCATTCACTGGTTGCAAAGCGTAGGCGTAGGCGTACAGATCAAAGAAATAGCCCCAAGGGATCTCATCCGTAATCCTGTAAACAAAGAGAAGCTGACAGCACATGCTCAGTCTCAGATCTATGTCCAAAAAGCTATGAAGTTCATCAGACAGAACACGCTGCTAAAGAAGCTAATCGTTCTCAGTAGTGACGGCGTGATCTTTGATGGCAACCACCATTGGTATGCTTTGATGGCTTATAAGCAGATTAGGAAGACACCTGTTCCGATGTACGTTGTTGACATGCCATTCGATGAACTGAAGCAGTTCACTATCCAGAATTGTCCAAATGTGACATTTGAGGAACAGTGGAATGAGTGGATCGGCGATTACGCTTACGATATGATCTTTGAGGACTCACCTGAGTTCTGGACAGAAGAATAACACTCGACGCCACTCAAACTGATCCATCCAGAAGTTGTAGACATATGGGCGAGCCTCTGGCAGTGGTATGGCTTGGTTAAGCACCAAGCCATACACTAACCCATTCATACAGTGATAGACATCCAGCCACAGCATGTATGGTAGATTCTTCTGTATCTTCTCTGCATAGAACGAGCTGTAGTCCCATTTGAAACCCCAATTCGGCTTCTCCGTCAACGTGAAAGTGCGATACCGCAACATATGCTTCTTCGCTTCAAACCTTCCATCAGGCATAATGTACTGCATGGGCGGCATGTATGCAGAGTAGGGAGCAAAGTAAACATTCGGTGCAATCATAGAAGTCTCCATTCTGATTCTGGCAGTAGCTCAATTTCAAAGCTGATGTTAGCATCTGGAGTGTTCTCACGCTCAGTATAGGTCGGCAACTCAGCAACAAACCCTCTAGGACAACGATACATCTCATACAGGATAACCTTGCCCCAGACTGCGGCCTGTTGATCCGTGTACCATGACTCATGTTTGTTATCATCTATGGTCATGCACTTACAGATGAAGGGATCATCCTTTTCGGTGAAAGCGACCAGTTTGCGACGAAAATGGACGCTGGTATGCGAGGTGGTAAAAATGTGTGCCCACTCCATAGGGTCTTTGTGTTCTGGGTATACAGGGAGTACCTCCAACACCCCATAGAGCGGACGTATCACTACATGGGTCGGGTAGAACTGACCTTTACGGAACTGCTTCAGATAGCTGCGAATGAAGTTGAACATACCCTTAGTTTAGCGTGTCGCCATGTAAAGTAAACAGCCATCATTCAAAACTTGATAGTAATCGAAGTTCATCATCTTTCCGAACGACACATAACCAACAGCTTCCTGTACCATCTTCCTGAGCGTATCCCAATCCTTGAATGCCACCTCCATACCGTTCACAAAGTATTTCAGATCCCTATTAGATGAATGCATGGCTGATTGTGGGTACGGCCCAGCATACTCTTCATAGTGTCCCAACAACTTACCTTTCCATGCGGCTGCCAGACGGGCCTTACAACTTTTGTACTGTTCTTCAGTAACGATAGCTCCATTGATGTAGTATGCTCCATGCTTCTGCTGGAACATATCTTCATCATCCCTGATGCTAATGCGACGTGGCGGTCCCTCTTCTTGCGCCTTGTTCTCACAGAACAGCTTAAAACTCTTGTACATATATCTCCTTAAACGAAATAACCCAAGTAGGCAATTTGCCTACTTGGGTTACGTTATTATCTATGCTGTCGCTGTTAATTATGGCATGAAGTGAGCATGAATTCTCATATCATTAGCCAGTTGTCCAACCAAGACCACACACATAGCTGTCAAGCCGCCGCTGACGGCTGTGACTGTGAAACTGGTGGAAGCGCCGATCATGACCTGTGTGACACGAAGATTGCAGTCATTGTTGGTGGTTGGAGTCAACTCAACCATTGCGTTGCCTGGAGGGCAGTTGTGGCTCCATGTGACCGGCCCTGGCAGCACGCCGCCGTCTTGGCCGTTGAACATCGGGATGGCGACCAACCTTACTGTTTGGTTGATCTGTAGGGTTATGTTAGATGGTGCAGGCATAATATCTCCTTGTTGAACCTACAAGTAGTTATGCCTAATAAAAGAAAACCACTTGGTAGCAGATCGCTACCAAGTGGTTTTAGATGTGTATGATGCCTGCGAACGAAGTGTGGATTACTCGTCATCGCCGACGAGTTCTTCGATGTCGAACTGGCCTTCGGTCAGCTTGTCGTACTCGATAGCGACAGCCTTGGCCCGCTGATACAGGTCGTTGACAACCTTCAGGACGCCGGGGAACATGGCCGTAACCAGTTCGCAGTCATAGTTCTCGACCAGATCGTGCAGAGCAGTCTGGACGGACTCGACCTGAGTGCCGGTGAAGTTGTGGCCTTCGCTGAGGACCAGCTTGAAGTCGCCGACACTGTAGATGTCGGTGATCTCATCGACATCCCCCTGGAAGTCGTTTTGGAAGAACTCAGTGAAATCCTGCTCCTCGTTCAGGGTCACAGTGGCCGTCACTGGCACGGTGAACTTGACCGTGAACTCCTTGTCGCCCAGACCCTCGTACTCAGCCTTGATGGCTTTCATACGGGCAACCAGGGCCACAAACTCAGGGCTGTTCTTCACAGCCTCCAGCTTGGCCTGTTCGGCAGCCTCTTCCTCTTCCTCTCGCTTGAGACGCTCCTGGCGCTCCTTCTCGTACTTCCAGTTGTAGAGCGCACTGCGGACGCTCGCCGGATCGAGGGTGCCACACTTGATGGCGCACAACGCCTCGTCAAGAGTGTTGATCACGACCTTCGCTTCAGCTTCCTTGACGGCAGCATCAAGCTGCTCCAGTTCGCAGTCGCTAGCGCTCTTGACGAACTGTGATACGTCTGCTGCTTTGCCAGTCATACAGATTCCTTTCTGAACATGAGACACATCGTAATGTTTTGAACAAGAGCCACCCTAGTTGCTTTCAGACGGAATTTCAAGGGCTTCTTTTACTTCAAAGGTATTGGTGGCCCTGATAGAGTCAATCTCAACCATAGTCTCCCAACCCGTCAAGCCCTGGACGTACACGCCATTCAATAGAGGGTGTTTTCCCTTGTAATATCTTCTAATCCGGCGGAAGGTGCCAGTGGGACTACTGTATAGCACCACCTCGCCAACAAGCTGTGGCTGATCCATAGTTGCCTCCTACAGCTATATAGGAAGAATAGGGACTCTCTCTTTTAGCAGTTCTAGACATATGTTTCTTATGTCTTCTGCTCTGTTGTCACGATAGAAGTCGCCGGGCGTTCCTCTCATGCGATTCATCGTGAAGCCACTCCGGTTACTTCCGGCCTCAATGATCATTTGTCCCACTTCCTCGTCTGTCACGCCGACCGGCGCTTGGCTGGGGATATCCAATCCCACAGCCAGCGGTCAATAACGACCTGTGCGCTGATCGTAGTTGTAATCATCGTAAACCATCTCGCCTTTGTAATCAAGAATCCGTTTCAACTCATCGTCTGTTAGTTGATTAAGTCCGAATTTCAACTTAATGTACCTTGGATCGGTTTTCATGTTGCGCCTCTTTGCATCAGAAACTATGATATAGTTACATTGTATTGGAGATAAATACAAACATGATCAAGTCCATAATACTAGCCCTCAGTCTGCTGGCCCCAGCCTCAGACCCACACCTGGGCCAAGCCGTAGAACTAAGCCGAAATGGCAACCATGAGGCTTCTGAGGCACTTCTGTCTAAGGTGCGTGATAAGTCGCCCACCTACTGTTTCTATAAGATGATCAACGCTTACAAGCTCAATAACAAACATGAAGCTATTCGCTGGGCCGAAACCTTGATCGATACCTTTAATCAAGATGTCCCATTAAGGTACAGAGATATGGCTATCATCGTTAAGGCAGATGCGGAGACATGGAAAGAAAAAGAACCCGATGATCTAGAAGACATCTCAAGAGAGATGACCAAGATCAAGGATAGACTAGAAAACAAGATGGGTGGCCCCAAGACACAAGAGCTTCAGAAAGATGTATTGAATCGTCTTGGTAAGATGATCAAAGACAAAGAAGACGCCATCGCTGCTGCACAAGCCGCCAAAGAGAAGGCCGAAGCAGAAGAGATGGAGAAGCGTCGTAAAGAGATGGAAGGCGGCGGCATCATCATGCCTGCCGAAGACGCCATCAAAGCTACTGAGAGAGGTACAGGTCATGTAGATCAAAAGAAGGTCAAGGAGATCGCCGCCGTTTGGGGTAAGCTCCCTGAGAAAGAAAGAGCCAAGGCAATGCGGGAGCTTACAAGAAACATGCCAGCCAAAGATCGTGCTGTGATAGAGAAATACTTCAGGGAACTGGCGAAGCGATCTTCAAAGCCTTAGAAGCCTTGTCTAGGATCGTACCTGTAACGCACTTCACCTTTGAACTCTCTGATCCCTGCCCCGTGCATACTATATCTTGGTTGCACGGGGCAATCAGATGGTTCCTCACCAACGTACTCTTCGTACCAGTTCTCCATATAAGGGAAATTGCGAACATACAAAGAAGCATACCCCACGTTACAGGTCGTGTAGACCATCTCAAGGTATAGTTCTGTATCTATAAACACTCTCCAACGCATATTGAGCTTGCCAAGGTATGATCTTCCTTTCCGCCACCTCATGCCCAGATGCGGCCAGTGATTCATTAGACCCTGAACAATTGGGCCATTAGCGAACAAGCTGAAACTCTCCGAATCAGCACCGCCACGAAGCATCTCATCATATTGATTCCATAGTCTAACATAGATCTCTTCCAGCTTCTCCTTGACTGTATCTCTATCACTCACATCTACTGTTAGCATTATTCACCTCACGAACTACTGCCTCGCAGTCACAGGCATAAAGGCCCGCACACGAGAACGAGTTTGTTTCCAGAACCCATAGATTGTTGTCATCCGTCTCGCAGATGTCAAGTGTCCAAGCTGGATCAGGTTCATACTTGACACGCTCTAGTACATATTGACCGAACTTTAGCACAATCTCTGGCACATCCTTGTCTCTAGCAATTTCGCTGTCTTTCTTATACTGCCCGGCAGTGATGACCTTGTTGTTTACAACAATCAGCCGCCACTCTCTACCTATCTTCCTTGGAGAAGATACGATGACCAAGTCCTGTGGATCAGTTCTGGAATACCTCACAAAACTATCTACATCGTTTACTCGTACAAGATCACCAGTGAAAGTTTTGTAACCGCTGTTGGGTCTAATGAAGACTTCATTGTCGAGTCCAAGTAGGTTACTGAAGAATCGGAACCTCCGCTTCAAATCCCCGATAGGTAGCATGACATAGTCCTTATTTAGAAGGAAATCACCAAAGCGAGGATAGTAGTAGGTACATTCGTATTTGGGAAGAGTGCAGTAGACAGAGATATTCTTTGACTTGCTCTTAATGAGCTTACCGAATTGTAGACTGCCGTGGAACATGCCAGGGCCGTCTCCGAAGTTCTCGATGTAACTTTCATATGAAGTGCCAAACTTAGATATCGTGTGTGGTACATTGAGAGCTTTGAGGGCGTCGATCAGAGGCAAGCCATCATCCCCAAAGATCTCAGGTTCTAGAAGCCATTTCATTGTTGATTTCCTTTCTTAGGCCAATGATATTCGATTGCCGTATTTGGCGCAACAAAAAACCCAGGTATCACTACCTGGGCCTTCTTTAATAGATCTCTAACCAAGATCTGTTACCCGATGTAACCATTCTTACATTGATGTAAGTCGTCTTGTTTACATGGTAAGTTCTATAACTCATCATTCCACCGTACCACACTGTTATCCTGTAGTATCCGTCTGGGAAACTGCCAATGCGGACTTGGTTAGCTACAGTTCCGGTGATAGGTCGGACGGTACTAGATCCTACTGGCTCTACCTTATAGGTTAGGTTTTTTCCAGTAGTGTTGGTAAGCACAATCTCGGAGATACCAATCTGGTTGACTACGTCGGTACTCGGTAAGCACTGCTCAGCTAAGCTGACTGGCACGCAAACCAAGGCGAATACTAACAAAAAGCATCGTAAAGTATTCATGTCATTATATATTAAAAAACCACAGGCATTTCTACCTGTGGTTTTATATTTTGTTGCTACTTACTTCAACACATTAGATGATGAAGTTTGCGATAGACATACGGGCATAGAACTTAGCGCCCTCTCTTAGCAACTTCTTACCATATCTTGTAAGGATTCCCTTACGAGGACAGAAGCTCTCAGGGTCCAACACAACTGGTGTTTGTGTTAGAGGCACGTATGGACAATAGAAGTAGCCCGAATCCATATATGAGTCGCCCTTATAACCCATCAAGATCTGGCCTTGTGGGAACAATGGGTCTTTGTATAGTCTCCATCTATTGTTGACTGTACCTACATATTGGATACCCAAGCTAGAGGTAAACGTCTCAGACGGTGCTGGGGCGAAACCTGCGGTAGCCGTTTCGAAGATAGATGCTACTTCTGGAGATGTTACCAGCCAGTTGCAACCACCACGTAGGGTCTTCCTGTGTACGACGTTAGAGACTTCTACGACTTTCACATATAGAGACTCGTACTTCTCTTTGATGGTGTCGCCTAGTGCTGTGTTGAAATCCCATACAGCAATAGTACCTGCGTTGTTTCTTAGATCTGTTAGAACCTCACGGTCGATCTCAAGGTTGATCTCTTGTGCGAGAACTGCTGTAAGCTCAGCCTCAGCGTCCAAGTTGTGTTGTGATCTTAGATCCTGCTGAGCCTCATAAGACCATACAGCCTTGAGCTTTCTAGTCTTAGCAGCAATCTCTTCGGACTCTACGACCAAGTTCACTTCTGGTAGATCTTGGTTACATTCCATGTTATATTCATAGGACATAACCAGTCTGTTCGTTGTTGGATCGCCACCAGAGTTCCACTGGACAACCACTTCACCAGTGTTCAGGTCAACGCTGGAACCAGCGGAGATTGCCTTGATGGTTGGTGTGCCAATGTCCGTGAAGGTGAACGTGCCAGAGGACGATACTACGAACGTCTGTACGGCAGTCGAGCCACGGTACACAGTACCCGTTAGGGTTCCTGCTAGAACTGGTGTATGCTCAAGCGGAGCATATGTAGACACCCAATTGTTTGCACCACCAGGGTTAGAAGAGGAAGACTCATTCTGAATAAACTGGTGTGTGTAGTAGATGTCTAGGTTAGCATCACCAGATGCCAACTGCTGTAGTGCTACTGCGTCATCAGATGGGTAGCCGCCCTGTAGGTCAGCACCTCTTGTAGCGCCCTTGTTAGAGCTATATCTGAATCTCAAGTAGTAAACCAAACCCGTAGGACCAAGTAGCGGTTGTACGCTAACGATCTTATTACTTATAAGTTGTGGGTAAATACGTCTTACAAGTGGGATTGAGATCCTCTTGAACTGTGCGATGTCGCCCGTGTCCGTCATTGCCTCATTCATGAGGCGCTGGTTCTCTAGCAGAACAGCGGTTGCGGAACGTGTGAAGCGATCATCGATTCCCCTTAGAAGCTTCGTCCTAGACCAACGGGTTTCGATTTGACGAGCCTCGTTAAGAAATCTGGAATTGATACTCATTCTTTCTCCTAATATAAATCCAATTAGTTGTTATATGTTGTTCTTAGTCGGCCTGCTTTAGACCAGATAGGACCAACAAATCGTTGAGTACGTCATTACTCTCAATGAGAGTCTGATCATCATCAGATCTTCTAGTCTGTGGGTTGTTGTACTCTGCAATCACTTGCTCGTTACCCAAGACTCTTTGACCACGCCCGCTTGCACTTCTTGCTGTTCTCGCTCTTTCTTTTCTTTCTACCTGTGTAGACTCGCTTAGCATACCGTGCATTTCACGGACTTGCTCTTGTAGTCTTGTATTCTGTGTAGAGATTCTGACGTTCCTAGCTTCTAGGACACGTAGGTCTTCTCTCATCTTCTGTACTACGCCGTAAGCTTCTTCTAGCTTGTTAGACGTTGCACCCTGGAAGTCTTCCTCAGACAGGTATGCTGCTGCAACTTCCACGATCTTATCCAATGCGACCTTGTGTTCCACCATGCGTGGGTCGTTGAGGATGTCCCTACGAGCGTACTCGTAAATCTCGGCGTTCTGGAGTTGTAGGAAGGCATCGATCTTCTCTACATAGAAGTCGTTCATAGCACGTAGCTTCTGATCGAACTCCTTATAGATCTCAACTTCGATGTCCTTATTCTTGGACTCCTCAGCCTTGAGCATCTCCCAGGCTTCCTCATAGCCCTCATCGATTGCGTTATCGAACTCCTCTTGCATAGCCTCGATTCGCAACTGCTGATCCATGATCAGGTCGTATGCCTGCTGATAACCTGCCTCAGCAATAGCCTCTGCCTCAGCCAACTCAGCAGAAACAGTATCATATGCTTCTTGAAGCTTGGCGTTGAAGTCGGCTTCAACCTTTGCCACTCTCTCGTTGACCATGTTCTCTATTGCCTTGACGACTTCGTTCACATGCTCAGCCGGAATCAGCTTCTTCAAAATTGCTACAAAATCACTCATTATAACCTCGCCTTTATTTGTTCCACTTGAGAGTTTACAATTCCGCCACAGCAAGCAACAAATGCATCTATATCGCTTGCAGTATCTATGCAGTACGCTTCATTTTTCACTTCATAATTATTACGACTTCTGACAACTTTATCAGCTAACGTAATCCTTGGTTTTGGTGAGTAGCTCTCACGACGAGATACTACCTTTTCCTGAAACGCCGCAAATGTGGACGGGTCAGCGACGGCATCAAATGTAATAAGCTTATATGAGTCGCCAATGACTAGAATGCCGTTCTCATTTACCTTACCGTTTCCAACACCCCTAGAACTGATACCAATTGGAATACCATCTTGAATGAGGGCACGTAGTACCTCACCATTAGGTGTTCTCAAGATCTCGCCCTCGCCCATTAGTGTGTTGCCATTCCACCATAGCTTTGTAACTACGTGTGAGGCGTTGGCGAAGTGAACGATACTATCAGTTGGGTGATCCAACTCACCGATAAGACGGCGAGTTTTTACACATTCCATCAGCCTTTTGACGTTATCATTGAGAACATCATAGGGATAGATTCGTTTGTTCTTATTGACTGCTTCCGCTTCTTGGAATTTCCCACGGAACTTGACGAGTCCACCAGAAGTGGACTCAGTCAATTCCATATTTGAGAAACCGGATTCTTCGCAGCAGTCAACTAATAGCACTGCTCGGTCTTCCATTGTTCTCCTTATTTGTCTACTACTAGATCCTTTTCCTTACCCTTATTCATCTTGTAAGAGTGAGGTGTTTCGGCCTTCGGAACATATGGATTCTGTAGCTTAGGCCATGTATCGCCGGATTGCCATGTAGAGTGGTGCTGACCGAAGGTGTCCTTATCTACGCCCTTCTCGCCCTTCATGGTGTAATCACCGAATGGCTTAGGTACATATGGGTTCTGTAGAGATGGGAAGGTATCCTTTCCACCTACGTTACCCCAAGAGTGAGAACGTGCTTCCTTCGAATGCTTGCCGCCCTTATAGGTCATGGAGTCCTGACCGATCATTGGAAGCTCATCGCCCCAATCACCAGTGAAGTCCTTAGAAGGTGCATAAGAATGCGATGCCTTCTTTGCCATGTCTGGATGATCACCCGATACAGTGATGTGTGGCTTGTTGGATACCGTCCATGTGCCACTCTCCAAATTCGTTTCGATCAATGCAGCCAGCCACTCAGCAACCTCTTCGGCCAACTCAATGTCAGGCTTTGCTTCGCCATTCAGGATGTCAGCCAACTCGTTGAGATAGCTTCCAGCCTCGCTCTTGAGTGCCTCGTCGGCCCTACGCTCTGCTGTCTTGTAGATTCCACCAAGAGAATCGTATAGATCCTCAAACATCTTTCTCTCAAGACCGAACTTCTGATCTACTGCTGGATAGAATCTTGCAACAACAGACTGGAAGTGGTGATATGGATCAACGTTAGCTTCACACTTCGGAGCAGAGGCTAGGTGCAATACCTGACCAGCACGCTCCTTGAATGCGCCATGAGCCTTTCTTAGAATTCCCTCAGCCATGAATTCACATGTCTGGTCGTCATAGTTCTCGTCGCCGCTAGCTCTCAATGCCTCGCCGATCACCTGAGCAAGCTCAGATTCGGTAACATATAGAACCATTGGGAACGCACGAACTACGTTCTCTAGAACTTCCTCAAGACCCTGAGCATCATTGAATTTGTTCTGCCTTCTAAGATCAGACATCGCCTTGATGAACATCTCCTCTTCGCATAGACCTAGAGCCTGCTCACGCAAGTTCTTGACCTTGTGATTCAATGTCTTCCAATCAAAGGAAAGCATCTTTCCTTCGTTGCGAATCTTAGAAGCTGGGACACGAAGATCAACCACGTTGCCGTGATCATCCCTCTTGCATACAGCCTCAGATAGAGCCGGACCAATGTTCATATAGCTGACGTAATCAAGAACGTTCTCGGCGACAGTATATGCCTCCTCGATCTTCTTGCCAGCCTTCTTAGCCTTGCCCTTGAAGAAGCTGAACTTCTCCTTGTGGCCCTTCTTGTCCTTGCCACCCTTCTCGTCTTTGTCCTTACCCTTCATCCAAGGTGGTAGCTTCTTACCCTTATCCTTCTTGCCGCCCTTCTTGTCTTCTTTGCCGAAGAGTTTCTTGGCCTCATTGAATGAATAAAGTCCCATATAGTTTGAGAATAGCTGTCCGGCCTTCTGGCTGTTATCAACCAGCACGGCTTGCAGCATCTCACCTAGTACGGTTTTACGCTTCTTGGTCTTGGATTCAGTGTCAACAACCAACTCCTCAATGTTATTGAAGGTGACTTGGTTGTTCTTGATTTCATAGCCCGCATGGACGTAAGTGTCGTCCAATGTTTCATATAAAACGGTTGATTCATTGAAGCAGTGAAGGTCGAGGTGATCCTTGCCTAAAGCTCTAGCTAGGACTCCCTCTGCCTCTACCAACTCATGCTCAGCCGTAGTAACAGAACTATTAGCAATCTGTTCAAATGCATCTTGCTTAATGAGTTTACGTCGCATGTTTTCTAACTCCTCGATTAATTTGCTACTATGCTTTCTTATATAGTTGAAAGGGGCCGAAATTCCACCTACTAACTATAAATAACCGATGCCTACTATGGGTAGATATGCAGGATGGTCCGTTTTTTGATGGGGAATAAGACGAAATGGGCAACTTTACTAAGTGGTTAAAGAGGACCGGACGAGTCACAGAAGATCTGACTTCCGACCCAACAGATAAGTTCAAATTTAATAGCGATGGCGAGACTCCTAGAGACTACGAAAGAGACTGCCAGGAGCTTACAAAAGAGCTTACAACCAAATATCATCAAGAGTTCTTCCAGTTTGTGAAGCAACTCGCTGATGAGCGTGGAGATGATGATCTCAACACGCTACTAGACAAGATCAAACTAGAGAAGACCAAGTCGCCAGATGGTGACTGGAAACCTAAGCACTTCAGAGATCCTGACATCGTCTCCGTGCCCAAGGCAGATCGTGGAGCCGATACACAAGGCGGGGAAACCAACGGATGATAAAACCCGGTCAATATGCCATGCTCAAAGACGGGCGCACCGTTGTCGTCCTATCAATACAAGACAACAAAGCCCTCGTCAGGTGCTTCCGTAATGAACAGGGAGAATCTGCCCCTGTGAAGATGCGCATTTCCATGTCCGAACTCACAGAACTAACCCCCGTCATGCAGGACGAGATACGGAAGAGATCCGTAGAGAACAGAAGGAAGAAGCAGAACAACCCAGGTGTTGTTCCAGCAGTCCCCATCAAGAGACACTCGCCGCCGGCAATAAGAAAACCCCATCAAAATGATCCTGTGTGCCCTGAATGTGGCGCACAAGGATATGTTGATGGGGTCAAATGCCCTAACTGTGAACATATAGGCTATAACGACTGGCACCTACCAACCTTTAAGGAGTGGCTGGATTCACAGCCCTAGTCCAGTACCCGAAGGTATTCTCTCCAATGTACTTAGGGAACTGTTTGTATACCTCAGTTAATGCCTCATAGAACTTGTGGGCGAAGTATTCCAGCCCACACAATTTAAGACTTTTCAAGATGCGAGTTATCCGAAGATAGTTGTGGTCCCCATAACATAGCCAATGGGCTGTGTCAGGGTTGATTACCGTCTTCGGTACGATCTGGAAAGAATCCACCAAGTAGGTGAATCCATAAAAATCCAGCATCTTTTCGAAGGCCATCAACATCTTATACCTCAGATCAGTTCGCACCCTGAATTGTGCGATTTGCATTTCATCTAGTACCGGAGCATCTATATTGAACATGCTCGGCTCGTCCGTTGGGAACAACCATTGAATATAACTATGATGACCCTCAAGATATCCTTCTCGAAAATTCATCGCAGCGTCATAATTCAAGCCGCCCTCTAATGTATGTCCGTCGTAAAACTGCACTGCGTTCATTCTTCCCTCCTGAAATACTTCATCGCCTCATCCATTGCAACAACCGGCAGAATTACTGCCAGCATCCCAAGTATCAACATAACATGATACACTTGTTTATACCACGGTAGCCGATTAAATCTCTCTAGCGCCCTTGCTTGTGCCCTTGCGCTTGTATCCATTAGATCCCTCCTTATTGCTCACTATAGTCAACTTCTTCTTCATCTTGCTCAGATGCAAAGTCGTTGATATCCAAATTGTACTTCCTTATATCGTCCTTCGACGGTTCTGGCAATGCAGGCCCGCCCGGCTGTTGCTGTCCATCCATAGGTGGTACTTCCGCCGCCATACTCATGCCGCCTGGAGGTGGCATTCCACCACCCGGAGGCGCTCCACCTGGGCCACCCGGAGGTGCCGGTGGTCCGCCCATACCGCCCATCGGATCTCCACCCGGAGGTGCCCCACCCGGCATTGGCTGATCTGCCCCCGGTTCTGCACCGATCTGACCTTCTTCCGGTCCAGGCATACCAACACCCAATAGCTGTGGGTTCTGAGCGATGATCTGTAGCTTGAGATCTTCCAACTTTTGTATCTTCAGTCTTGCCAACATCGTCTTGGCCTCGTCCTCAGAATACTTCATCCACTTCGTCAAGATGTCGAAGTCAGACATAATCTGCGCACCCTTCAAGCTGCCAGCATTCTGAATCCTCGCCGACGTAACCTCTGCCCTTGTTAGCTCTCTCCAATCAGATGGAGGAGTGAACTTGATCTCCAAGTCCTCATACGACTCCTCTGGGAAACCACGGAGCTTCAAGTGACGGTCACATAGCTCCCACATGGCGTCTTCCAAGTGAGACTGTAGCCGCTCGATCATACGAGCGAATTTCACGTCTTGTGCAGATAGAGAAACCCTAGTGGACTGTGCGTCTTCGTTGTTGAAGTAGTTCTTCGGGAAGTTCATAGCAATGAACAACTTGTTCCTGAAGTATACTGTATCATCGATCTCACCCAAGTTCTGCGCCCCAGGTAGTGTCTCAACTCTAGTGTTAGAGTTCGGCCTAATCGGAATCCAGTAATCCTCATCCGCAGATGGAGCATGCCATCTTTCCTCTACAGCCGACGCTCCCTCCAAGCCCACACTTCTTGGGATCTTCTTCTTCTTGAATTGATCCTTCATCCTCTCGATGAATGCCTCAGCCCGATAGTGAGCCATTTGTTGTACGTCAATATAGAACACCCTTCTTTCAGGCGCTCTCGTCAAACGATATACAACCATAGCGTCTTCCATCAGTCTCAACTGATGTGCCGGCCCTCTCGCAGCCTCGATCAAGGATACACCATAAGGATAGAAGGTCTTTCTATCATCGCCGATCCTGATATGTACCACTTGTTCCGGGGCAAACCGAATAGCCGTAGCCTGTTGTAGATCCGCATCCGTAGCCTGCGTAACCTCAACCCTCGACAGAGAGTTGTAGTCTGGGCCTTCTTTGGACTGCTGGAACTCGATCAACCGCCCCTTGGTGGTTTCAATCCTATACATCGTATCTGCCGGAAGAGGAACGATGTTGACGATACCGTCCTTCGGGTTCTCTGGGTTGATCACTACTTCCCAGAACTCGTCACCATTGATGAATAGGTTCTTGGCTCTATTCCATAGCTTCTTCTGATCTAGGTTGAGCATCTTCCTATGGAACATCAGGTACTCTAGTTCTTCTTTGATGTCCTCGTCCTTACAGACGATTTGGAACACTCGACCATCTTCATCTCTCTGGCAGTTATGTACAACGCCCCAATTGGTGCAGAAGTTCTCATGCTTGTCAACTGACAAGTCATAGACCTTCACCTTCTCGTGTGGGAAAACACCTACAACAACACGCTCTTTTGATTTCTTTGCCAACCACTTCAACTCGCTGTTGGAGAAGCCGGCCCTCTCGACCATCGACTTGATGGTCTTATAGTCTCGTCCTGTTAGATCGTGGATCTTCCTGACGCCTAGACCTTCTGTGATCATGCGGCAGAAGCGGTTGACTTCCTCCATCGAGGTATCATCCTTGCCCGTTTTCCATTCGTCAACGAACTGACGCTCGTGCATCCAGCCCTTTATGTGACTCCAGATCCTTGGGAACTGGTGGTGCTTCTGGCCGTTGAGTTCGGTCTTGGCAGGAATACGATAGAACGGCATGAGCTTGGACCCCTTTGTCAGTTGTCCAGCTTGTACCCATTTACCTTCTAAGTTGAGGATTCTGTGATCTCTAGTAGCAACGAATGAGCTACCGTCGTCTAATACGACCTTAACTGTCTCTTCTTCCTTCACGACTCTGGGGTCATATGCCCAACCAAGTGTGTAATCCTCTTTGCTAAAGTCATAGCAATAGACGAGGAAGCGATCATCGGCCTTGTTCTCGGCCAGCCATTGAATTGTCTTGTATCCACCGTCATATGCGGGAGTGGCGACAAGTGTGTCACCGGCAAGACATGCTTCATCGGCAAACACGGTCATAGCCATCTCGATCTCGGGCATACCCCTGAGTCGATCATACTCTTTGTATCTGTGGATTCTGTTTGTTACAGTAGAAAGATCTACGAAGTCGTTAGTATCACGCAGCCGCACTGAGCCGCCGCCACCTAACGTGCCATTTGCCATAGCACGAACGTCAATCATACCAGATGGGTCGGAATAACCGGCACCACCTTGATCTTTACTCTTGTCCCTCTTTGAGAGAGGATCATCTGTGAAAGCGTATGTGAATACTTTGAAAAAGTCCCACCAAGCCATATATAACTCCTTGAAAACTGTTACCTTCTGTAGTTATTAGGTAGCGTTCAATTTTTCGCAGTAACTTCTTCGACTTTGCCCTTTAACTGGATTTCACTAATTGGCTCCCAATCCGTGATATTGTTGCTATGGAATGGCTTTCCAATAGGTGAGATAGCAACCGTAATATGTGGTTGTTTGTTCGTACTTCGCACGGCAGATCTTACAGCTACCGCTGCTGCCTGCTCGTTCTGACCCCACATGTATGCAACCATGTCCTGTGTAGTCCCAAGCAGATCTCTCATGTCAGGTGGCAATGGCTGGCCTGGGGTAATGGTCATATGATGTGGAAGTAGTTCTGGCGGCACCCCTGGAGGTGGAACATTCTGCATTTTCCAACCTTCTCTCAAGAGAGGCTCTAATCGAGGCATCAATGTATTGACTAACTTCTCCCGTTCAGTGCTATCCAAGACGATAGCGCTATAAAGCACTTTCTTCGGCATAGCTGGAGGTACAGGTGGCGGCTGAGGCTGTTCTGGGACCATATCTTCTGCTTCTCTCATTTCTTTCCATTCTTTGAAACTCTTATATCTCATATGCGTAAACCACTTTTTATCATGAGTCACTTAGGATCGGGGTCGTCAGACCTTTTCGATATCCTGCAATCGAGTCCACGAATCGACGGGTTCAGGACAGGGATGATCTATGACCATGCGGATAAGTTGTTTTCTCTTATGGAGAACATCCATAAGAGAGATAACACTTCAGCTATTTACATGGACGAATTACTTTTCAATACATCCTTCGCCAGCAGGCACCTCTGTCCATACTGTAAGTTCATCTATCTGATCAGAGAACCCAAGGCGACACTGAATCTCATATTACAGTGTCACTCAGAGTATACCTTAACTACAGCAGCGAGATACTACTGCTATCGCATGAGAGGCATATATGAATACTTCCGTCGTACTAGAGATGCTGTGTTCTTGACTTGGGATGATCTCAAAAGCGGTAAGTTGACCCCAATTCAAACCTATCTTGGCTTGAAGGAGCCACTTATGCCACGTCCTGTCAAAGAGTGTGACATAGACATGGTGCCAATGGATGTGATAGAGGAATGCCAGGAGTGCTATGAGCGTTACATCTATCATATCAAGCAGTTAGCTTGATGAACGTCTTCTGTCCAGTTCGTGCAGAGAACGTTATCTGATCGATGAATATCTTCCTGCCATCGAATATCTCTATGTTGTTGTGTTTCCAGCCCTTGCCTTTATTCACATATGCAATAGTCACATGTGGTTGATAGATCAGGTACTTGTTGGTAAACGTTACATTTTTGATAAGTCGCTGATTGAGTTCTACTAGTGTATCACTTTTCGCATCTACTTTCACTACATCGAAGTTATCTTTATTGGTGAAAACGCCAATCTTACCAAGAGTTATCTCAAACGGCTTAGTTCGTGTGAGTAACTCACGGGTCTGCTGTGGGGATTCTGTGTGTAGACCGTAGAGTATGGTAACGTGAATCTCATCCTCCCGGCCAAAATGCATATTGTCAATGTCTATGAATATCTCTTCGTCAGGTATGTGGAGTTCTCCCCAAGAAAAGATCTCATCTGATATAGACTTTGGAAGATTCACCTGAACAGAAGAAAATGCCCTGATCTTCTCCATGTCCATATGTAGGCAGCTAGTTATAAACAAAAAAGCCGCTCCTTGCAAGGAGCGGCTTTGTTTTATACAGGGTACTTCCTATATCTTGGTCTGCGATAATAATAACTATACGATTCATCATGAATGCCGCTTCTTTCACTATCCGCATCATAGTCAGATCCGTGGGTTGACTGTGACATAGCACTTCTTCCTCTCTTGGCAAGATGCGCTGCAACAGCATGGTGTTGTTGTTCAGGCGATTGTCCCGCTTCTCTAGCTTGCTTTAGAATTTGCTTCACTTCTGGATCTCCACCATTAGGTTGATCAGCAAAGTAGATGGCATCATTCACATCCTTTTCTGGCATATCTAGCGGATGCTTTTGTCCGCCAGCATAACCACCACTTTGGGCAGCTACAGCTTTCTCTGTATCAGGAGATACAGGTGATCCTAATGACTTATAAGGCATCTCGTCATCTGTAGCAGTGCCGCCTCCGTCTCCTAAACCAGCGTTAGCATTTGGTACTTGGAACGGTTGGGCACTACCTGCTGCACCTACGTCAGCGGTAAAAGCTGGCATCCCGCTATTGCCTGCCATTGCTGATTGTGGACCGAACCTAGCCATGTCTTCTGGCGTCATTCCGGCTGCGCCGCCAACATCTTGTGATTGTGGTCCGAAGGCAGCAGTATCTTCTGGAGAAGCTTTACCCCACTTACTACCAATTGATGCAGTCATACCGTCACCGCCAGTATTGCTCACTGTAGACGTAGATGTGCCATCTGGTCCTTCTGTGCTTTTAACGCCGCTATTTGCTGCGCTATCTTTCTGTCTCTGGTTGTATCTATCACGACTTGCCCCCTGGAACATGGCTCGTGTCTTATTGCCACTGCTTGCCTTTGCCTTCAAGCCAGTTAGAGCTTGCTTGTAGGCAGGCTCGATCTTGCCCATGAAGTGCTTCAACACTTCGTATGTATGTGAATTGTTTGTCTTGTGTGCATCGTCTCTCACCATCGCATAGAACTGCTGAAGTGCTTGGCCGAACCTAGCAGCAATAGCATCCCCAGCCTTCTGGTAAAGAGCAGTTTCCTGATCTATTCTTTCTTGAGGTACGCCACCTTTCTTGCCCTTCTTGCTGGCAGCGGGTTCTTCTGGAATCTGTGGAATTGATGCGTCGGGCGCATTCGGATCTCCATGTGGATCGCCTAAATCTCCCAAGTCACCACCCGACATGTCTGCAACCATCTTGCCATCTGGGCCTGGAACGAAACCATTGAAATTAGCCAAGCGGATCGTGACTGGGAAAC